ACCACGGTTTGTCGAGTGCCAGCGGGATCCAGGTCATGACGAGACCACTGTCACATCGACGGTCCACTCGACGGTCTTGCCAGCGGCGCCGGTGACCTGCAATTCGATCTCCGGCCCGTTGGCGACATCGCCGACAAATATCCGATCAGCGCATCCGGGTCGGTATTGGCAAACCACGGTTTGTCGAGTGCCAGCGGGATCCAGGTCATGACGAGACCACTGTCACATCGACGGTCCACTCGACGGTCTTGCCAGCGGCGCCGGTGACCTGCAATTCGATCTCCGGCCCGTTGGCGACAAAGGTGGCGTCCCAGGTGGCGTCGGTTTCCTGTGCCGCACGCAGTGCGGTCACCGATCCGGCCAGCGCCGCATTGCTGAATGACAGCGCTCCGTTCACCTTGGCGCTGCCGCCACTGCCGTCGGTGATGGTTTCGTCGTCGACGTAACTGCCGACCACATCTTGCAGCGTGAGCGTGCCGGTTGAGCCCGAGTCGGCATCGGCGATAATGCGCGCCTTCGCGCCGGTGATTTGCCCAGTGAGAATATTGCCGACGGTAAAATTGCCGGTCTGGCTGTCGTAGGCGAGGCTGGCACCCGGCCGTCCTGCCGACACCGCGATGTGGTAAAACCCAACATCGGTGCCGTTGCGTTGCCGGCCCACCACCTTGGCCTCCAGATAGACGCGCTGGCCGGGGTCGAGCTTGATCGACCACGCCTTGGTCGGGCTGTTGCCGGTCGTAACGCCGCTGGCGCTGCCGAGGTCAGTGGTCTTTTGCCGCACCCAGGCGGTGGCCGCGCCGCTCAGCGTCACGTTGGCGACCTCGCGGCAATCCTCGGCCACCACGTTGTGTTCCGGCGTAGTCAAGGTGATGGTCAGGTCGGAGAGCGTGACGTGGCGGAAGATCACGCTCTCCAGCGTGCCGCTCAAGCTCATCTCGCCGTCCTGGATCAGGCCGCCAGTGATGCGCAGGTCGATGACCGTGTTGTCGTTGGTCTTCGGCGTGCCATCATTCACCACCATCACCTTGGTGTTGTCATCCCAGCGGCAGTCGGTGAACGCGATATTGCGCGCCCCGGTGATGCGCACGGCGTCGCCGGTGTTGCTCAGGAAGGCGACATTGTGCAGGCGCTGATGGTGGCAGTCGGCGTCGATGCGCTTGAATTCGACGCCGAAGCCAGAGCACAGTTCGACGCGGCCGCCGTACCACGCATTATGTTGCAACGCCGCGCCTTGTCCACCGGCATTGTCGCCGTGCGCCCTATAACCGTTGACGCAATTGCTGATGTAGAGTTCGCGCCAGAGCGCGCCCTTGCCGCCGCGGCAGTAGAGTCCGGTCTCGAACCGTTTGATCTCGGTGTCGTCGAGGATGATCTCGTCCTTGTTGCTGGCGAAGACACCGACCGATCCGGCGACCAGCGTGTTGCCGTCAAGCGTGAGGCGCTGCAGGCCGGCGCGGGCACCGCCGATGGTGACGACGTTGGTGGCCTGCACCGATTGCAGAATCGTGGCGCCGCGACCGATCCCGCGCAGCACCACGCCCTGCGGGATGGTGCAGGCGGTGATCTGATAGGTGCCTGACGGCAGCTCGACATAGCCGCCGCCGCGCGCGCCGGCGGCGCCCAAGGCATTGGTGAGCGTATTGGTGTTGGTGGTGGCCGAGGCGCTGGGATCACCGACGGCCAAGAACGTACCAAAATCGCGCACGTCGATGCGCCGCGCCAAGTGCGCGGCGAGCGTATTGGCTACGCTGGCGCCCTGCGCCGTCACCCGCGCCAGCGAAGCATTCTGCTCGTCCAGGGTCAGCAGCGGGATGCGCTCCACCCCCGTCCGATCCACCGAATTGATCAGCAGCTCGTAGGCCACGCCGACATAGCGCGGGGCCGGGAATTTGCCGTAGGAGATACCACCGACCACTCGCTCGCTCAGCGTTATCGGATTGTTGACCGCAATGGTCAGCGCCTCGTCGGCGTACACCTGCGCCAGCGTGCTGGTGCCGGCGATCAGCACGCTGACCTGCGCCAGCCCGTAACCGGGGCGCCAAGTGTCGAATTCGGCAATGCGGATTGCGGGCATCGGTCAGCGGGACAGGGTGCAGCGGTCGGGCGGCGGCGGTGCCGGTTGCTGGCGCAGCACGGCGGCGAGCGCGCGCCGTTCGGCGCGGGCGCAGAAGATGATGTCGTTGGCCTTGGCGCGCCCAGCGCGTTCGCGCGCCGCCACCAGCAACAGGTCGTCGCCGACCCGGTGCTGCACGCGCACCTCCTGCAGGAAGGCCGGCTCCGGCGGCAGTTCGCGCGGCGGCGGCTTAATCGGGCGCCACGCGGCGCAGCCACTCAAGATCGGGAGCAGTAAGCTGGCGGCAAGCAGGCGGCGGTGAAGTCTGTTTTTCACGGACGGCTTCCTCTCGTGTGCGCGCGCTCTCTTCGATCATGCCGAGCGCGCGGTTGGCGAAGGCGGCCGCCTGTTGCGCGGCCGCAAGCTCGGATTTGGTGGCTGCGTGCGCGGCGCGTTCGGCCGCCAGCGCGGCCCGCGCCTTGGCCGCATCGCAAAACGCATCGCGCACCCATACGCCGCCAGCAAACGCAAGCGCCAATACTGCGCCCAGCGCCGCCAGCTTCATCCAAGTCGGAATGAGGTCGATCTTCAGCATCACGACAGTCCTTGCAGACACAATTCGCGTTCGGCGCGACGGCGCCGGTCGAGGCCCTTCACCATCTGCAATGTACCGCCCGGCCCGGTGCGCGCCTTGTTCCACATCAGCAGCGCCTCGCAGGCGCCGCGATAATCGCCGGCATTCGCCCGTCGCGCCATCGACGAGCCGCAAAACGCGGCAATGCCGATGTTGTAGGCGGCGGACAGAAACGCCACCTGCATGGCGTCCGGCAACTCGTGCGTCAGGCAGGCGCGCATGCCGGCGTAATATTTGGTCGCCAGCGTGCGCTCGAACATCGCCTTGCACTCGGCGATCGTATAGGTCAGCGACAGGTCGATGCCGTCCGCCTTGGTCTGTCCGACGCAGATCGTCGGCACGCCGACGATGTCGAAATAGACCTTGGTGCGGATGCCTTCCCACGGCACGATGAAGGCGACGGCCGCAGCCAGTATCGCGGCGGGGATTGCGGCGGCGGCTGGTCTCATCGCGCCCAGCCGATGCGCATTGGCACGAAGATGCAGCGCGTGTGCGCCCCTTGGTGTCTTATCCACGCGCCTTGGCTGGGATCGTAGTCGCAGGCGCAGCGGTAAAACCGGCCATCCGGCGACCAGCCGGTGCGCGGCACGACTTGGCCGGTGGAATTGACGAGCCAGCGATCGTCGGCCAGCGGCGTCAGTTCGCGCTCGCCGATCTGCCAGCAGCAGCGGTTGGTAACGCAGCAAGTTACGGGAATGAAGGAACGCAAATAATCCTGCTCTCCCGCGCCATCAAATGCCCCGACAACAAGCATGATGCTGAGTGCAATTATCACGCGACCCATGCTGTTAACCTCGGTAGCGGGCCGACAAGAGCATATTCCCTTCGCCGCCGTAGAAGGTTCCCGTGCCGCCTGTTGAAGAGTTGGATTCGAGTGCGTTGATTTCGTTGCGCCCGACCAGCGTAGACAGCGCATGGCGCGCCGTGATGGTGTTCCCATGGACGGTGCTTGTGGCGTCGTTGCTGCGAATATGACGGCCAAACGACCCGGAAAACGAGGTTGTCGAATTGATGCCAATGCCAATCTGGATGTCTACAGAAGTTGCGTTGACCTGTGACTGGACGTTCTGCTTGAACTCGCAGTCGACTGTCTCTTCCATCAATCCGATCACTACAATGAGCTTATTGCTGGCGTCGTTGCGCGAGGGTCGCACCGTGGCCGAGCCGTAGGTCCAACTGACACTCGAATCGCCGCCCTTGAGAATGATCGGCACGCGGTTATAGGCATTCCAGACAGCCCATCTGCGATTCTGGCCGAAGCTGCGATGCAGGCTGATCTGACCGGCAACATTGTCGATCAAGATCGAGCCGAGATAAGTAGCTTTTTGGGCATCGACGTTATAGGTGGAGGTGCCGTTGCGTGCGGTGATCGGCACCTTGTTCACCCACAGGCCGTTTACCCTCTCCAATTCGGTGGTGCCGGAGCCGGTGCCGCGTGTGCTGGTGCCGGCACCGGAATTGCTCCAAGCCGGGCCCGTACCGATGCGCAGCGTCGAGCCGTCGAGGAAGGCAAATACGTCGTAGATCGTGTTGGCGGCATGGGCGCTGACCAGATCCAGCGCCATCTCGGAGAATTGTTTCAAGGTATACTGCGAGCCGTCCCACACCGGAACCGTGTCGCCAACGTATGATGTGTAATACAACGTGGTTGCGGCAACGACATCGCTAGTGATCACCGGCGTTTGGGAGGTCGGCGTCAAATAACCTTGCGGCGCGCGGGTGCCGACGACGGCGGCCGAGGCGGCGGCGGTAGCCGCCGAGCTTGCCGCAGAGGTGGCCGAGTTCGACGCCGAAGTGGCCGAGTTCGACGCCGAAGTGGCCGAGTTCGACGCCGAGGTGGCCGAACTCGACGCCGAGGTGGCCGAGTTCGACGCCGAGGTGGCCGAACTCGTGGCGGTGTTGACCGCGTTCTGCAGCGCGGCGGCGTCGGCGTTGATCTCGGAAAACGAGAACACCAGCAGGAGATCGCTGGCCGCGATGTCGGCGCCAATCGTGGCGCGCGCCGTATAATCGCGCGTTGCCACGTAGATGTCGTCGAGCGTCGGGTCGCGCACGAAATCGTTGGCGCGATAGACCGTGCCGGTGACCCAATCGCCGCGCCAAGTGCCGCGCAGCGGCGAGATTACGCCGGTGGTGTGCGATTCCACATTGGCGCCGATCACCTCGGCGATAACCGGGTCTTCAATATAGACCGGCGCCGCCAGCTTGCCTTCGGAGTCGAGCGTCTGCGGATTGAGCGCGGTGACCGGGCCGGTCGGCGCGGCATACAGCGTCGCCAATTGTCCGGTTGACTGGCCGTTGCCATCGACAGTGAAGAATGAGACCTTGGCGCCGACATACAGCGAATTGGCCAACTCGAAATCGGCGATTTTGGTGCGCAGGGCCATGGCTTAATTCCAAGGCTCGCAGATCGGCGGCGTGGCTTCGTGCTCGCGGTTCTCGAACGCCTCCAGCGCCACTTTCGAGCGCAGCATCGTTTTTTCAAACCGCGCCAGCGACGCCTCCGGCAGCTTGATGATCGCGCCGCTGCCGAGGTGATAGGCGAGCGTGGTGACGAGATAGAGCTGCCACGCCTGTCGGAATTTGGTCATCACCGCGTCGGACGGCTGTGTGCCGGTCACCCCGCCTGGAGAAATATCCGGCGCATAGGTCTGCACGTCGAGCTTGATCTTCCAGCCGGTGACGCCGTTCGCCAACACCGGATAGGTGCGCAGTTGCGGTGCCGTCGCCAGGCGATCAATGTGGATCATGCGCGGCGGTCCGGATGTAGCGGCATTGTTCACCGCCTCGAACTTGTCGCGCGGCACGATCTGCAGCGGATGCCGGTTGCCGGCGGCGTCCTCCAGCCAAGCGTTGACGGGAAATTGCAGCCCGTCGGGCGGCATTTCGCTGCCGAGCTCTTCCTCCAGGTTATAAGCGGATTGTCCGCCGCTGAGAGGAAGCGAGATGGTCGCCGGTACGAGCGCGAACAGCCGCGTGGTGCCGGCCAATTCTGCGAGGATCATGTCCAGCCAGTCCATGGCCGTGCGCAATTGTTCGGAGTCCGCGGCGCTCTCGGTCACCGGGAAGGCGCCGATTGCGCGCAGCGCCAGCTCGCACAACTGTCTGGCGGAACGGGTGGCCGACATCAGGCGGCGAGATCTTCGTCAGGCTCGGGCGCGGGCGTGAATTCTTCCTCGTCCAGCTCGGCGGCTGGTTTCTCGGCCTTGCGCGCGGCGATGAGAAACTCGATCAATGCGTTGCGGTCGTCGGGCGTGAATTTTTCCCCGCCGGGCAGTTCCACTGCCCGCTGATACAGCGCCATGCCGGTAAGCTCGTCGAAACGCGCCACGGTCTCATTCGGCGCCAGAACGAATGGGGTGTTGGTCGGCATTTCGTCCGGCTGCCGCGGCCGTCGCTGATAGGGAATGGCCTCGCCGCGTTCGTTGACCAACAGGAACGCCTCGTGGCGCAGAAATTTCAGCGCGATGATCGGCGGCAAGGCGAGCGGCTTGCCGCGCTCGAAGGTGAACGCCCTCACCACGCCGTCGACGATCATCTCGTGCGTGCGCGGCGCATCGACAGCGGTGGTGTCGAGCACGAACAACTGTTCATCGCGTCCGACGCTGTTGAGCTTGCTTTTCGGCCGTGCCGTGTCCGGCGCGGCGACGGTGGATTTAGCCATGAGGTTCTCCATGTGGCAGGGGAACGGCCGCGCGAAAATCGCAGCGCGCGGCCGTCAGTGATTGTCAGCGTCAGAACAGCAGCAGGTACGGCAACTGCACGTAACCTTCGCCGGTGTCGCTGCCGGGGGAGGTGGTGATCACGATTGACTTGCCGCTCGATACGTAGCCGACCAGGGTGACCAGCAGCGCGCCCTTGTCGAGCACCACGCCGGTCGAGCCGAGCGAGGCGGCGGAGACGAAGCCGTCCGGATCGCCGCTCTCGGCGGTGGCGGTGCCAACATCGATGGTCTCGGTGGCGTCGATGGCGGTGACGCGCACGCCGACCGCGCCGGAGTCCGCCTGGAACAGGGCGTTCGCCGGTTCGTCAAACCCGGTGTCGGTCTCGGTGTTGGCGGGGAAGTCCGCCTGCGCGAACGGGATGATCATGATCTGATGCCGCTGTTGGGTATCGACCACGATTTCGTTCGGGCCGGAGGCGACCACGTTGGTGCGCACCACGAATTGGCCGCCGGGCGCGAGGATGAACAGATCGACTTTATCCACGCTGTCCTGCGTGAAGAAGCTGATCATGCCGCGCGTCAGGCTGACCGGATTGGCGATTTGCGCACCGGATTTGTCGTAGAGCGTGACCTTCTTGGGCGAGCCGGCTTGGCAGACCTGGCACTTGCCGCCCGTCGTCATGATGGTCTCGCCCGTCGCAGCATCCTTGAGCTGGATGCGATATTCGCGAAGAGCCATTGCAAACCTCGTTCAAGTTGGAAGGGAAGGGTGCAGGAGCGGCCGTGCGGCGCGTCCTGCGGCGAGTGCTCAGACGGACGATCAGGCGGCCGCTGCGGTTTTGACCGAGATGACGCCGAAATCCTCGCGCGAGTTGTTGTCGTACTTGGATTTGAACTGCGGCTTGAGCATGCCGATCTTGCGGCCGATGCCGATGCCTGGGCGGTTGCCGTAATCGTCCACGCTGGCCTCGCGCCAGAACGTGTTGCCGATAGTGGCGAGACCGCCGGCTTGGGCGCCGAGCAAGAGTGCTTGCGCGCCGTCGACGGTGCCGCCGGAGCCCCATTTGGAGCCGGACGACAGGCCCAAGGTATTGAACACCTTGTTGTGGCTGTGGATCACCACGCCGTCGATGATGGCGAGCGCGCCGGTGAACAGCGGATTGCTGCTGCCCGGCTTTTCCGCCGAGCGCACGATGGTCTGATAGCTCGGATCGAGCACCAGATCGCGCCGCTGCTCGGAGGAGAGCACGAGGCAGTAGTAGCTCTTGCCGCCCTCGCGTTTGGGCCGCAGTCGTTTGCGCTCGGCCAAGGCGCGGGCGCGCACCACCACCTGCCACGACATCTTGTCGACGGCGGTGAGCGTGGCCTCCGAGCTGGCGGTGCCGGCATGCACGATGCGGTTGGTCGAGGCCGGCGTAACGTCGGCGGCAAAGCGCAATGACGGAAGTTGTGTAGAGGCGCGGGTGGCGCCGTTGGTATGCAGCGTGTACGAGCGCCCGGAGAGGGTGAGGAACATCAGCTCGTCGAGCTTGTCGGCGAGCCAGAACGCCAATTTCTCTTTGCTCTGCTCGCGGAAGCGGATGACGGTGGCCTGTTCCGCCATTTCGCCTTTGAGCTTGACGCCGTGGCGCAGTTGATCGATGCGGATCGTCTGCGCGTCGTTGACCAACGATTCTTCGTTGCCCTCAAGCTCGTTGTCGCCGACCACGCCGTCGCCGATCAAATCCTGCACCAGTTGCATCACGCATTCGAGGCCGCGTTCGGTCTCGGTGAGCTTGGTGACACGATGAATGACGGCGTTCATGTCGTTGTCGGATCGGCCGATGAAGCCGTTGGCGAAGAAGAACGATTGATCGCGTCCTGCTTGCCAGGTTTCGGCGGCCCAGAGTCGCTTGACGGCGTCGCTGAGTGCGCCGAAGTCAGTCGTAGCCATGTAGAGTCTCCATTGCGGGCGCTGCGTCGCGCCCTACGAGGTGATGCCGAGAAGTTTCTGCCTGACCGACGGTGGCAGCACGGCCGCAATCTCCTCGTCGGACATCGCGGCGATGCGCTGCTCGGACGGCATGCCGCCATCAGGCGCTGCACCTTTGATGCTGGACAGATCTGGCGGTGCGCCGCTGGCCTTCTGCATGGCGCGCAAGCGCGCTTGCGCTTGACCGTTGGCTGCACCGCCTTGAGCGGGGAACGGAGCGCCGACTTGCGCCGCCTTGTCGGCACGATCAGCCAACAAGGCCGGGGCGAGTCGATCGATGAGCGCCGACATCTCTTTGCGCAGTTCGAAGGTGCCGATCGAACCGCGCAGTTCGATGCCGCGCTGAGTCAGGTTTTCGCGCGCCTGGCGCTCGACGAAATCCCACTCGGCCTGGGTCGCCACGGCGTTGAACGGCAACACCCAAGGGTGCTCCTGCTCAAGCTTGGCGGTCAGGGTATCGAGGTAGAGTTCATCGGCTTGGCTGGTAGCGGCTGCCGGCTTCAGTTTCGCGGCAAGCTGCTCTTCGCGCAGTTGCTGCTCCTGTTGCCGCAGCTCGCGCTCCTGGCGCGTGAATTCCGCCATGGTGATTTCGCCGGCGTCGAATTTCTCCGCCAGCGCATCCTGTGCCGCATACAATTGCGCCAAGCGCTGTTCGAGCGTCGGCGGTTGTGCGGCCTGGGCGGTGGCGGCAGCCGGCGATGCGGCGCGCGCGTCGGCGACGCCGCGCCAATAGGCGGCCTCCTGCTCTTTCTCCGCCAGCTTACTGAGCACCTCGTCGAGCCGCGGTTTTGGGATCATCGGCACCTCGCCGGACGGCTTCTTTGCCGGCTCCGGCGCTGCGGCCTGTCCTGTTGGGGCTGACGCGGTACTTGTCGGCTCTGCGGTTGCCTGCGTTGCGTCCGCGCTGGCCTCGGTTGCGTCTGCGGCATTCTCGGCTTGCGCCGCAGATTTGGCGTCGGTCAGTTCGGCTTCGTCCACGTCGACCGGCTGCGGGTGAGTGAAGGTGAGTTTTTCACTCGTTGCCGGCTCGCTGCTGCCGGCGCTCGCATCCGGGTTCGCCTGTGCTGCAGGCAGATCGGTATCGTTCCCATTGCTCATGGATCATCTCCTGTCGCGGGATGTGCGGAAGCGCCCGTTGTCGGCGGCGGCCCGGGCCCGGCATATCGCTGCCGGACGAGGCGGATAGCGTCCGCATCAGTCGGCGGACGGCACGACGCGCGGCCCCGGCATCGGCAGGGGCGGCGCAAATGGAGGAATTTCAGCGGCCGCGGCTGGTGAGATAGCTGATGAGCAGCGTGGCGACCGCGCCGCAGGCACCGGCTACGGCGCCATACACCGTCTTGGCGAGGTCGCGCATGCCGCGCTCATGCTGTTTGGCGTGCATCAACGCGCGCACATCGGCGCGCAGCGATCCAACCTCGTCCTTGAGCTGGTCGACGCTCTCGGTGAGGCGGCCGATTTCGAGACTAACTTGATCCAGACTCATTTGCCGCTCTCGCTGGGCGGTCTCTCGCCTTTGGCGCGCTTGAACAGTTGATCCGGCGTTGGGTCGATGACTTCGCGCATGCACAAGTGCCACAGTCGCCAGCAGGCTTCGGCCTTGGCCGCCACCGCTTCCAGCCCCTGCTCCACGACACAGGCGAAATCGCGCAGATCGCTGGTGATGTTCTGCTGCCATTCCTGCGTGAATTGCGGGTCGCCGTCGGCATCGAGCCAGATCAGCGCGTAGCGCGCGTAGCTGCGGTGCGCGGTCGCCGCCGCCACTTGCTCGATGCTCGGCGGCTGCGGGTGGGTGAACACGATCACCCAGGCGCCGTCGTGATGCAGCTCGCGGTTCAAGAGCGCGAGCAGGTCGCGCGCCCACATCAGTTGCACCACGTCGAGCGGCGGGCCGAGCGGATGATGCACGACGAGATCGCCGTCTTGGCGCAGGATGCAGGCGTAGTATTGGCCGTTGCCGTCCTCCGCCAATGCCTCAAGCTCGAACCGCCGCAGCAACAGCGGCGATAGCAACTCCTCGTAGGCGAGCACGTCATGCTCCCGGTATCGGCAGATGCGGTCCTTGCGGCCCGGCCACGTGCGGCACGTCCTCGCCGTCGAAGGCGGCGCCTGCCGCAGATTGCGCCGGCCCCGCTGGGGGGGCGGCTCCGTTGGCCTGCCCTATGGAGGACAGCACCTGCTTGAACCGCTCGATCCATTCGTCCTTGCGCGGCAGGCTCGACATCCCGATCATCAGATCGGCGAACATCGGCAGATACGGCGCCAAGGCCGGCCCCATCTTCTCCAACAGCAGCAGCATCTCTTCGAACTGCGCATTCAGGAACGTGGCCGACAGCGGACTGTCGTCCACCGCCGAGATGTATTTGCCCACGGTCACATCATTGATGACGCGCGTGATCGCACCCGTGCCCGGATCGCTGACCTGTTTGTTGATCTCGGTGACCACGAAATGGCCGTCCTCGCCCATGATCCGGTACAGCCGCGGCTCGGTGTAGTGATTCTGGATGATCGACAGATTGGTGTCGCCGAGCAGGCATTTGGTGCGCTTGAAATTGTCCATATACATCTGCACCGAGAGCACGGCCTGCCGTTGGCGCGCCTCGATCGCGCGCCCGGACTGCACGCGGTCGAGCTCGCCAAGCGCGCTTTCGTTGATGCCGGAGATCGAACGCAGGTCGTCGTCGGCGTTGCGCTCCAAGCGCTCGTGTCCGAGCGATGGGCTGGCCGGCTCGATCTGCTGCGGCTGCCGGTCGCCTTTCCACTTGATCGCGACGCCGGGCTGGCTGCCAAACCGTTTCAGGTTGCGCTCCTGCACCGGATCGAGCGCGCTCTCGTGATACATCCAGCCGCCGTTAGCGAGCTTGGACATGATCTCCACCCTGGCGGAATGGCGTTTGTTTTTTTCCTTCTGCGGGTCGATCAGATCTTCGACCATGCCGCGGGTCATGCCGCGCCGGAAATAGGGGAAGAAGCCGTTGATGGTATAGCGGTCGTACATCGAGGGCGCGTCGTAGAGCAGTACGTCTCCGGCCATGGTGGTCCACTGCAGCAGGGTGACGCGGCGCCGCTCGACGATCAGCGGGTTGCCCACCATCTGCCCGTACAGCAGGATTTTCTCGATCTTGTCGCGGCCCCAATTGCGCGGCAGCACTTTTTTGTCGCCGGTCTCCAGATCGATCACGACCTGCCGTTCCTCATGCACCTTGTGCTGCACCTCCATCACGCGGATGGTCTTGCGATGGATGTCGACGAAGTCGCCGGAGAGCGCGTAGAAATCGTCCCAATAGCGGCCGTCGAAATCGTTGCGCTCTCCGAACGTTCGCACCGGGGTGATTTCGCCGTTGATGGCGATGCTGGCAATGGGAGCCAACGGCGTCTGACCGCGGGTGAACGGCCGCAACAATTCGGCCACCGGCTTGCCGAACGCCGCCTCGATCTCGTCGATCGACACCATTTTCGCGGCGATCATGAACGAGGCGCTTTGGTTGAGATCGTAGGTTTCGGCGTCGGGGTCGATGTAAACCTGGAACGGATCCCAAGCCTTGATCGCGATCTCGCCGTAGTCGTTGTGATCGAAGTCGAGCCTGCTGTCGTAGTAGCCGCGGCCGGTGATCAGGCCGTCGAGGAATACCTCGGTGTCAACGAACTCCAACTTGTTCATCTGTGCGATCGCCTTCTCCACCTGCGACAGCACGGTGGCAACCTCCTCGGAGGAGCGCGCGTCCTGTCCCGGTCGATGCACGATGTCAGTCTTGTTGCTCCCGTTGTAGCCGAGCACGAGGCGCACCAGCGGGGCGATGATGTTGAATGTGAGTGCGGGCCGTTGCTGTCGGCGCATCTCCATCAGTTGTTGCTCGGTCCACTGCCGTCCCTCGAAGAAATCGACCGCGACCTTGGCGCGCTCGGCCCAGCGATTGTGCGCCCATGCCGCACGTTGCCATCGCTCGGCGAGCAACAGCACCTTGGCGGCATCCTGTGCAGGTGGCCGCTTAGGTGGGACCGGACCAAACTTCATGGGGTCAGACTTTCCTCAGCGCCGGCCGCGGCGCCGGGCGCGAATGATCCAATCGCGGGTCGGAGACACTGGTGCCGGTGCTGGTTCCTCCGGCGATGACTCGAAGAACAGCACGATCAGTTCGTCGGCGGCGTCCTCGCGCGAGGCTTCGATCAGGGCGAAGATGTCGTCCGCCTCAGGCGCGGGCGGCACCTCAAGCAGCGTCTCCGGCAGTAGGATCGGCTGTTCGCCCGCCTCGTCCTCCGCCAGCGCGGCAGCAACGACGATCTCGGAGGTGTCGTTGAGGACGGTGTCTTCCGGACCAACCGGCTCGAAGTAGCCGACCTCGTCCTCGACCTGATCGAGCGCGGCCAGGAACTCATCGACCAGGCGCAACAGGTCGTCGAGTTCGAACGGGCTGGGCTCGGTCCATCCCGGCTCTGCGTCCGGTTCGGCCTCCGGCACACCGAACAGCGCGGCGAAGTCAAGCGGATCGGCGAGAAAGTCCGCTGGCGGCTCGAACAGGCCGGGCTCGTCGGCCGCCTCGTCGACCGCGATGGCCTCGGCAACTCCGCGCTCCGCCGGATCGTCGGCCGGCGGCGCCGGATCCTCGAACGGGCCGGGGTCGAAGAACCCCAGGCCCTCGAACAGCTCGAACTCGTCGAGCGCGGCCAGAACCGGCCGCTCGGCAGGATCGTCCGCAGGCGGCGCAGCAGCCGTGACGTTGCCGAGGAACAGCCGCCACGTCGCCACGGCTCAGTATCCCTGTCTCGTCGTTACTGCGTGGTCGGGATGCAGATCACCAGGTCGCACCACTCCGGCGGAACGGTCTGGTCCGAGCACACGACGGTCACCACGTCGGCGTCCATCTCGGACGCCGATAACGTGATCTTGACCAGCTTCGAGCTGGCCGGGTCCACGCTCGGCAGCGTCGCCAAATTGTTCAATCCGCCCCCGTCCTTGTCGATCTTGAAGTCACCGGCGGCAATCGTCGGATTGTTCTTGAAGCGGCCCGGGACATTATAGTCCTCAAGCGACACGCGGATGATGAAGTCCTCGTTCTTT